AGAACGCTCGGATTGAAGTCGGAGTCATCGGCAGTCAGGCGCAGTCCAAGCCGTATGACGGACCGTTGACGATCGCGGATGTGGCGACCTTCAACGAATTCGGAACGGTCAACGCGCCAGCTCGTTCGTTCATTCGTTCTACGTTTGACGAGAATCAGAACTACGTTTCATATGTCGAGCGAAAGGCCAGCCTTCTGACAAAGGGTGTCCCGGCGCGCACGATCTTGAAGATTATCGGGACCAAAATTAAGCAGGATGTGGTGGCGAAAATCAACAACCTCCGTGTGCCGCCGAACGCCGCTTCGACGATCGCGCGAAAGAAGTCATCGAATCCGCTCATTGAAAACGGGCGGCTCAAACAATCCATCAGTTACAGGATAAAAAAATGAAGGCGAAATTGATCCAGGTTGTCGCGTTACGCGAACTCAACATTGGCGCGAGCCGACATGAAAAGGTTCCGAGCGCGGACGAAATTTCAAAGCCGCGCGAGAAGAAGTACACGTTTACGCTTCCGCTGCAGGCGGCTCGTGCTTTGCTCCGGTCGAAGACCATCGCCCCGGCGTACGCAAACGACGCGAGAGCGCTTCGCAAATTCGGCGCTCGATGCCTTCCGTACTTTGGCGGTGAGCCGGCGTCTGAGGACGCACAGGACGATGAGGCTCCACAGGATGCACCCGAAGCCGAGGCCGAGCAGCGTCCCTCAGACGATCTCGAGGGTGTCGTGACGGCTGCGCTCAAGAGCTTCCTGAAGGACGACCTGATTGCCGCGCTCGAATCTGTCGGCATGAATCCGGACGACTTCGCGACCAACGGCGAGCGTGCTGCTGCGCTGGATGGCTGGCTCGGCGAGGAGTAAATGGCGGTACTGCTGAACGGCAAAACCTGGACCGTCTCGCGCTACACCAAAGCGCTCTCAGGCGGCGTATGGACCGAGAGCCTGGATTCCTCGTTTACGGTTCGCGGCTCGCTGCAACCGATGCGTGAGGCCGAACTGGCGAACGCGCCGGAGGGATTCCGCAACGCGGCTGGCGAGAAGTTCAAGCTGTACACCGACGGGTCGGTCACGTTGATCGCCGGCGGAGTCGAGGATGATTCCGACCTCGAGGGCGCTGACCGGATCGACTACAACGGTCGAACGCTTTTCGTGCGCGGCGTGCTCGACTTCTCCGGGGGGCTGTTGAGCCAGAAGAAGTGGATGTTGCTCGCGCCAGAAACGGAGGTCGGGAATGGCTGAATCGCGCGAGTACAATCCGACGACCGCAGAGACGCTCGTCGTTGAATGGCTGGAGCGCTCGATCGATACTCCCGACGTCCAGGTCATTATCGCCAACCAGGGATTCGGTCGACCGCAGAAGCCGTTCGTAATGGTTGAAATTCTGAGCGACATTGAGCTCGAGCCAGCTCGGCAGTGTACCGGCGCGATGGACTCGCCAGGATTTTATGAGGTCATTACGATTGAACGCCGTATGGCGACGGTTCAGGTTCGCGCGTTCGGCCGTCTTGCCTACGAGATCATGCGTGAGATTGATCGAAGCCGTCACCGTGAAGACATCATTCAGGCCAACGGCGATGCAGGAATTGAAGTGCAGGAAGCCATCACATCGATTCAGATCCTCGCCGGGCCGATGGGCACGACGACCGAGCAAAGCCGCACCCAGGATTACCGGGTCAGCTACGTGGAAGAGACGACCGAAGAGCAGTCTCAGCGAGTTGTTGAGCGCGTAATTGGGACCGGCGAGATTGACCCTGACCCATTACCGGTTACTGTGGACGTGACAGCCCCGTGACCTCACCGAATAGGAGAGAACCGTGAGCATTGACAATCTAGTGTTTGATGTACAGATCAGCCTCGGCGCGGGCGCAATCACTCGCCAGGGCTTTGGTATTCCTTTGATCGTCGCCCAGGAGTCGAACCTGAATGCAGGCTTCGCCGACCCGGAGCGTGTCCGAAGTTACGCAAGCGCCTCGGATGCGGCAGACGACGACGACCTGACCAGTGCGATCAAAGACCGCATCTCAACGATCTTCGCCCAGTCGCGCGCGCCGAGCCTGGTCAAGGTCGGTCGACGCGAGGCCGACGTTGCGCAGGTGTCCGAGTTCGTCGTCACTGGCAACACGGATGGTGACTACACCATCACGATCGACGGAACGGACTACACGTTCAGCGCCTTAGGCGACACCCTCGGGGGAATCGCGGCCGGGCTTTCGAACGCAGTCGATGCCGACCCGGATGTCAGCGCGACCGACGACGGCGTGGACACGGTCACGGTCACGGCCGACACCGCCGGGACGGCGTTCACGACCGCGACCACCTCGACTGGCGACGAGATCACATCCTCGACGACGACCGAGAACAAAAGCGTAAAGACGGAGCTCGGCGAGATCGCCGAGGCGGACAGCGACTTTTTCCACTTCGTCATCGACAGCCGGACCGATCTCGACATCGAGCGGGCGGCGGATTACGCAAGCGCAAACAAGCGGCTTTTCTGGGCGCAGGCCAAGGCCAGCGACATCGTGGGAAGTGCGGACACCGACATCTTCAGCGACCTGGTCAGCAAGTCGAATCGCTGGGTCGTTCCGTTCTACTACTCCGACGACCTCGTGTATGCCGACTGTGCATGGGCGGGCTACTTCGCGGCGAATTCGTTTGATCAGGAGGCGCCGACCGCAGGACTGAACACGCTGACTGGGGTCGCGATCGATACGATCTCGACGACCGAGCGCACCAACCTCGAGGCGAAAGGAATCAGCTACTACTCGAGCCTCAAAGGTGTCGGTGCAACCCGGGGCGCGCAGACTGCAGGCGGCTTTGATATCGAGCTTGTCGTCACCGGTGCCTGGATCAAGGCCCGGCTCGAAGAGGCGATCGCCGAGCTTCTGCTCGACCGCGCAAACTCGGGCGATCGCGTTCAGTACAACGATCAAGGGTTTCGCCAGATCGACGGCGCGGCCCTCGGCGTTTTGAAATCGGGCGAGCGGATCGGTCACTTCACCGACGAATCAACCGAACTCGTCGGCACGAATCGCGCCGATGTCGCCGCGGGCGATGAGGCCGAGGGCATCTACCGCTTTGAATTCGGAACGACCTACTCAGGACGCGTCAAGGAAGTCGTTATCCGAGGAACTGTCGCGACCGACTTCGTAACCCTCTCAGCATAATAGAGCATAATAGGAGGCTGGTATGCCAGCAGGAGCAAGCAAAACGTACAACCTCGCCCAGTGCGTGTTCACGATCAACGGGGTCCCCCTCGAGGGATTCGGCTCCGATGACGCCGTGGTGATCGCGCCCAACGATGACCTATGGACGACTCAGACCGGCGCTGACGGCGAAGAAACTCGAAGCGCCACGAACACCCGCAGCGGCCAGGCGACCATCACACTGATGAGCACTTCAAACACCAACGATCTTCTGAACACTTTTCTTCAGCTGATCAAGTCGATTGCGATCGGCGACCGTTTCGTGATGTTCATTCGCGACCTAAACTCCGGCGATCAAGTGATCGCCGAGCAGGCCTACATTCAGCGCGAGCCGGACATGAGTTTCGGCAAAGAAGCATCGACGCGTGAATGGACCATCTATCTCCCGAAATACACCTCGACTCACGGCGGCGCAATCCGCTAATGACCAGGGCAAACGACCATGCCGATTCAACCGAAAGCTCGTGAGATTAAAGACGCAGAAGGCGTCGCTCACGTGTACACAATTCATCCGCACCCCGCCGAGGAAGCGCTCGATCTATTGCCGATCGTGGTTCGCGTCCTCGGCGAGGTCGCCGGTCCGTTAATCAACGCGCTTCCCGCCGGCAAAGAAATCGACGCCGAGGAAGCGGCCACCATGAAAACACTCGAGGACCTTGGCCGAAAAACCAGCGGTGACATCGACGGCGCGCAGATCGCGAAAGCGGCGAGCGCGCTGGCCAACGAATTCGTGGCCGCTGGCGGGGCGAGCTTCTGCAAGAAGTTGCTGAAGTACACCACGCGCCGGACACCGAACGCGGAACCCGATGAGCCGGCGGAACGAAAAGTCCCCGAGGCGTTCGGCCAGATCTATCAGGCCAACTACGGCGAGCTAGCTCAGGCGGTACTTTTCTCGCTCGAGATTAACTTCGCCCCCTCACTGCGCGAAAGACTCGGAGGCGGCGATATGTCCGAGAGGATGCTCTCGCTCGTCAGGCAGATCGCATCGTAAGCGAATCTGATGTCCCATGGGTTTTTTGGCGACCCGTGAGACATGGTCTTGCGCGCTCAATCCTCGAGGTCAGACGAGAGTGGACTCTCGTCGATCTCCTCGAGGCTCACCAGGCGCTCGATGTCGAGGCGGACATCGAGGAGCTTGTCGCCAGAGAACAACAGCGCCGCCTCGATAAAATCTAAGGAGCCTGGCTGTGTCTACACTGCGAGAGCTTGCGATCGAAATCGGGTTCAAAGCGAACGTCCGAAAGATGGACCAGGTCGATCAAAAGCTCGAGGACATCAAAAACGAAGCGACTCGCGGCACGACCATGATCGGTCAACTCGGGCAATCGCTGCGCAATGCCTTTGCCGGGATCGGAATCGGAACAGCCATCGCCATGATCGGGCGCAAGATGGTTGGCACGATCAACGAGTTTGAACGCCTTCGCGCCCAGTTGACAACGATCGAGGGAAGCACGGACAAAGCCAACAGGCAATTCGACAAGCTCCAGGCCTTCGCATCCGAGACTCCTTTTCAGCTGCAGCGCGTGGTCGCTGGATTCACGGCGCTTCGCGGCGCGGGTCTGAAGCCGACGATGAAAGACATGCAAACCATGGGCGATGTCGCGGCCGGGATGAAC